AACCCCAACACCACCGCCGTCATCGCCTCCGAAGATCTTTTTCTTCCAAGCGACCAATCTTTCTTTTGCCGCTATTTGCTCTGCTTCCTTCTCCGCTTCTTCGGGATCAACGTCTCTCTTCAACGCCGACTTAGGCAAAAATTCCACCAGGTACGCCATTGCGTCTGGCCCGTCGTCTTTTTTAAAGGCTGAACTTTTTTCGCCTGTGTACTTACATAGCTGGGAGAAAATTATATCCATCCACGCGCCGTTCACAAAATAGAGTCTGTCGTCTTCGAGCAATATTTCGAGACTTTTGACTCTGTTCTTTTTAGCGTTTGGTTGCGTTGAAACCGGCATCCAATAAATTCTATGAATGATGTCCGAGCCCAAAACTTGGGCCTTTTGCATGATTGCCATTTTTAGAAGTTCGGCCCCGTTCGAGTTCTCGATAAGAGTTCGTTTTGGGTTCCACTTCTTGTCAAAGGCAATGATCTGGTATACCAACTCGGAGGAACGCCATTTGTCTATGACTACGTCTAAAATACAAAGACCCCAACGACCGTCTTTAAGCTGATAGACTCGGGCCGCTATGCCAACGGAATAATCAGATGTTTTTTTATCTGAATATGCCCAATCCCAAGAAACAAACACGTCGCCTTCGCGGGGAGCAGATTCCTTGGGATAGCTGTGGGCGCGGAGCGCCACATCACTGAAGTGAACAACAAACCCGCTATCTTCTTTGGCGTCTGTTGGCTCGTTAAGTTGCTGATTGCGAAAAGAACGCTCTGATTTCTTAAGTAGTTTTTGACGGAGCTTCTTAAACGCCTCTGACGGAGTTTTACCGAGTTGAGGAAAGGTTAATTTAACCATCTCCTCCGTCAGCATCGTCAAGGGTATATTTGCATACTCGGGTTTTACTACCCAACAGCCGCGTTTAAAATATTTGACGGCGGCGATTTCGCCGCTTTCTTTATCGGCTTGAAGTCGCGTTCCGTACCAATCATCCGTGAAATATCTCGTCCCGATGTGATCGCTAAAACCGTGAGGATCAAGAAGATCGTCGGTACCGTCGTACTTCATTTTGATTGTTGCACGAGCTTCTTCCGTATTTGAGTTCTCGTCGGTGACGATGTCGTCGCCTTTTTTGATGTCGCAATGCCAACCGGATAGGTTCGCCACAATGGCGTTAACCCAAAGACTGTTACCTTTCTGCTTCAAAATCCTAGCGGGGCATCTTAGCGGCTGCTTAGATTTTCCCGCCACACCTGTTAGTATATACTCTGGAAACAAGAGCTGGAAAACCGAGGGTTCTCCGCCTCTCGGAAGATAAAAATAGTCTTTAATTTCCTGCAAAAACTGTATGGCAAGCTTATACTCTCCCGTTAAAATAAAAATGTGGGCGTCAGGGGCGTTAAGCAGCCATTGGACACAATCTATGCCGTTAATCGTACTCTTAAAAAACCCACGAGAGTCTAGGAGCATCATCTCTTTTGTGGGGTTTCCGTTGGCGTCGAAGCGCTTTTGGGCGTCGATCATCTTGTGGAACTGGCCGAGTGTGTACCCTTTGTGGTACATACCATCGAAGTCTTTAGACACAAAGCAATCGCAAATAACTTGATGGACTCCGGGAAACAAATCTTTCCCTAGCAACTTGCAAAGCCAGTATAAGTCTTTGCGGGCTTTGTCTCGATATTTAAGCCAATCTTGGAAAGACGTTATCGTAAAAGAGGGATCGAGAACACCGTGCTCAACATCACGTTCAAACTCGGGGATCTCTATTGCCTTAAGCGAGGGGTTGGGGTTTTTTGACTTCGGTTCTTTCTTGGCTTTTGCTGCGCTGGTCCCTTCGTCATCATCGCTGTCGTCTTCGTCCGCTTCTTGTAAACCGCCGCCTTCGTAAATACCTAGTAACTCAACAGAAGAGCGGCACTCGCTTTTGTAATACCCCTTTGTGTCTTCTGACTGGGCAAACGCAAGAGCATCCTGATGTCTAGTAGTTTGTCTCTCGACATCCTCTTTAAGAATGCGCACGTATTTCGGCGGCAGACCTTTTTGTTTGCGACGACTATTGGCTTTGTTTTGGGTGTTTGTTAAAGGGCCTTGTACTACTATTGGTTCAACTTCGGTGGACATTGTGCCTCTCCAAAGAGAGGAGATGCCCCTCTATTAAAATGCTACTATTAAACCTTCGTCAATACAAAAATCACATCTGGGGTTTGGCTTATTACGTCGGACATGCCAACTATTGTGACCAAATTTAATACGACGAGGAATAGCGGCCCCTAAAGATTTCTGACTAGCGCTCATTTTCTTCTTGGACTCTTCAGAAGCTTTATCCGTACCTAACAACCTGCGGGTCGTAAGACCTTTCAAAGCTATCTCTTTACGGCGCTCCGAAGTCATGTTCTCGGCTCTAGTTTTAGCCATAGCTGAGCGGCCTTCTGGGCCTAGCGTTTCTATTGCTTTCTTTGCGGCAGCCACCCGAACTGCCTTTGGAACTGCTTTTCCCCAAGCCGAACGTTCCTCAGTGGTCGCGCCTGCTGCGACTCTTTTCATAATCTCAGACTGCGTTTCGAAAGAAAGCGAGGAGCGGATTATTCGCCCTGCGGCTGATATGTTTTTATAATCGTGGGAGCCAGGTACACTTATGTTCATTCCGTCCGCATAGCCGTGCCAAGTACGGTAGCGAAACATCCACTCAATTTCTAACCAATTTAATTCTAGGTGATCAGTAACTTCTACGGTCTCGAATATGGGGCTAGGTAACTCAATGCCGGGGAACTTCTTTTTAAAACGGCGACCAAAACCATCATAACCTGCGCGATGCCTTTTGTCTCTGTTCTTTCCGGTTGTTTGGCCGCAATAAATAAATTTCTCTGAATCAAACGGGTGCGGGTAACGATACAGAGTAGCTTTCATGTGGCCCTCTGTTGCTCGTGCTTCTTCAGCCTACCGCATAACTTTGTTTTCATCCTACCCCTCCTTCATAGGGGTGGTCAGGGCGGATGAAGGCCGCCCCGACTAATTCTCGGCGCTTATAAACCCTAGGTACCGAGGAATATTCATATTACCACAAACCTTTTACGCTGTCAAGCAAAATCCTACACTCCTGGCGTTAACCCCGCTATTCCCCCGCGTCGCGCTTGCCGCGCCACGGAGTAAGAAGCATTCGTGTGCGCTTGGGGCAAACGAGGAATCTCTAGTTGCTTCGGGGCAAACGAGTTTGTTGGGTTGCCTTCAAGACTTGCGGTCACGTTAGCTCCACGAGCTAATTCGTTTCCTGCTTTGGCTACGGTATCTTGCGCGGGGTTAGTGAGGAAACCCGCTGGGTTAAGCATGGCATTAGCTCCCTGGTTGAATCTCTTCTTCGCCGTCGTTCTCGCGGATAAGGGGTTTTGTCTCGTACCCGCTTGGTGTCTTGAATACGCCCACGACGCCGCCAGGATCAACTTTGACCTTGTTATAATCACCGTTGTTGAATAGCCGCGATAGCTCACGCATAACGGAGCCGTGCACGGCTGAAATAGTCGGCTGACCGGCATCTTCGCCGATCCTAATCGCCATCATAATCTTCGGGTCTATACGGTCTCTAAAATCTTGTACGCGCTCCCCGCCGGGGATTACTTCGTCGGGGTGCTGACGATACCACTCAAGTTTTTTCTTGTTCTCTTCTGTCTTCGGGAGTCCGGTAAAGTCTCCCGTATTCAAACTATTCATGTCGTCAATCTTGGTTGACTCCATGCCCTTGTCTCGCATCAAAGGCTCCAAGGTTTGCGCAGTCCTGCGCATACCGCTGTGGAAGGCCGCGCTAAATTGACGATGCCGAAATATGGGCACAAGCGCTTGCGCCTGTCTCTCGCCCTCTTCGTTCAAGGGAACGTCTGCGTCTCCCCTAAATTCGTCCTTCTTATTTAGATCTGTCTCGCCGTGCCTTATGAAGTAACTGACGATCTTTGATGGCATAAACTATTCACTGAGTTGCTTTAAAGTCTCTAACCTGTTCTTTATACCCGCGCCGACATCGCTCGCGTCTTTTCTAGCTTGCGACGCCAAACGGTATGGTGCTTGGCTATACTCATGCGCGGGGGCACTCGTGGACACGGGCGCGACTCCGAAAGGGTGCCCGCTGCGGGTGCTAACGTTAGATTTATTCGCAGAGTCCAAAACTTTGTGGGCACTAGCCAAGGCGTTGTTGATAAAAGTTGACAAACTAATCTCCGATAATTCCTGCTTTTTGCAGAATCAAAGCGGCCCAAGCAATCAAGGATGGCCCGCCTACAAGGCCCGCGAACCACTCGAAGAAATCCCCAGGACTCGCGATCCCGAAACCACGGATAACAATCCAGTCTGCGAGAAACTTAAGGTGAACACTAGAAGACCAACACGAGTGTATGATGTCGTCCGCATCAATCAATTCGCAATGGCCTTGGGGCATAAGGACTGGCATGGACCCGCCGTTAGCGGCCATAACGATTGCGTTAAGCGCGAAACCAAAACAAAAACAAGCGACGGGAACCGTAACCAGAGTCCAGCGCGGTATCTTCATTTGCGTATCCTACGCGGCTCTGTTCAGAGCACTACCGCGTAACTGCCGCCCCTTGGGTCCTCTGTTCGGCTTACTTTGATGTATTGATTACTACGGTTTGCTGATTTCTAATCTCGTTCTGTTCCGCCACGTCCTGTTTCCACGAGTGGGCGATAAGAAGGGCCTGAATGGAGCCCGCGAATAGCGCAAACGAAGTCAGGTCGCGATTGAGAACTAACCAACCATAAAGGCCGACCACAGAGAATACGCACGCGAAGAAAGTGCATCGTCCCTGCCACAGGCCAAAGAAGCGAGACGCGACGCCGCCTGTCGTGGCTGTTTGAAATGCCTGGTTGGCTTTAGATCTCCAATCCATTACTTCTTAAAACCCTTGAGCGTCGAAGCAAAATTTGCCATGTGAACCACCGTTGGGTTAGAACTATGTTTGGCTGCCTCTAGCTTAGCCTCGGGTATCGGCTCATTCTCTGGAACGTGAAGCGCCCGGTGCAAACGACCTTTCCGGAGCCCGTGCATACTACGATATAAAGAAGCGTTATGCTTCGCCATACTAAACTCCTGCGCCGGGAACTCCGCCTGGTGTCGGCAGTCCTGCTGACGCGGCGTGGTCGGCAGGAACTCCGTGCTGGCCCGCATCTGCTTCCGCTTCGCCGGGATTGGCTTCGCCTAGATGATCTTGAATCGCATCGTGTAGACTATCCAAATCGGCGTGCGCCGAAGAGTGCTTCGAGCCATCTTTGTGATGCCTGTGCAACGTGTGCGACCCATCCTCGTGGTGATCCACGGTCGAGTGCGTGTGGTCTTTGTGCTTTGCCATGATTACCACCCGCCTTCCTTCTCAGCATTACCGGCTTCCGAGCGCTCGGCAAACATACGCGCTTTAGCCAAGGTTTCCTTATCGTGTTTTGCGACGTTCACGACCTTCTCAGGTTGAGGCTTCTTGCCGTGGCGCAAGGTCTCGTGATCGCTTTCGCCGCTCGGTGCCGGGCTAGCGGCCTGCTTGCCGCCAAGTCCGTTCACGATGCCTTTCTTGTGCGCCGAATGAACCGCGCCCATCTCCAAACCTTCTCCTAGCGCGACATCGCGCATGGGGTCTTTCGTGCTCCGCGAACCCTCGACGCCTTGGCCCGCTCTGCCGCCGCGAGAACCTTCCGCAGCCTGCCCGGCTCGTCCACCGCGAGGTCCCTCGGGGGTCGTCTTACGACCGCCGTGTGCGCCTTCGTTACCTTGACTCTTCATGACTATCTCCTAAAGTTTTTCCACTTATGAAATCGAGTGGATAAATATCTGACATTACGGCGGGGAGTCCTAGATCTTCGCCTAACCTGGCGTGGACCTCGATGACTCTCCACTGGCATTCGTGCAACCTGAACTCAATACAAAACGGACTATTATCCAAACCCACCGCTTTCAAGGCTTGCTCTGCTGCGTAATGGATGCCCGTAACTTCGACGCGGCGATACTCTAAGATGCTGTCATTTTCTTCGTTCCAGATTTGGTGAATGGTGTGGAAGAAATGAATCTTGCCGCCAATAATGACGCCGTCTATTTCATACGGGTCTCCGTATAGAAACGACTCCGCGACCCCGAACTCAGCCAACTCGGGCGCGTAGGCCGCCAATAACTCCATGTGCTCGGTTCGTTTTATGAAATGGACGCCGTTGTTGTGGCAACTAGCGGGATATTTAAGAACGCCTTGATGTATCTTGATCGGCTCCCATCGGGGATTAAGTCCGGTGGACGCTAGCGCGACCCTTTGGGCCAACCGAGACGTGCAATTAATTGCGGCGCTTTTAGACAACCTAATAGTGCCCGCGTACTCGTTTGAAAACGCCACGGGAAGAACTTCTTCCTCAACCAAGGCCATCGCGAATAACGGGCTCTCGGGCTTGACGGGAGCTCTCCAGTTGTTGGATTCCCCTACCCACCAAATCCCGGACTTCATGTCCTTGTCTTACCTCGGCCCCCGCCGTCGAAGGGAACTGGGTCTTTGCGAATCTTTTCCGCGAGTTCGACCGCCTTCCTCGCCACCAAAGCCGCTCTTTCTGCGAACTTGGGGTTGGAGAATGTAGTCTTTTTATCGTAGGCCATTTCTACGTTCGGGTCGGCGTAGCAACCCGCGTACCAATCTTCCTTATCGTGTAGAAAACCATAATCAGCGTTGCCCTCTCGGAGAACCGCCGCGACCCGTTCGATGTAACTCAAGTCGTCTAGTTCTTTATAGTCGCGGGCAACGGTGTCTATGTCGTTCTTCTCATCCTTGCTACTGACAAAGTAGGCCGCTGTGCGACCCCACATGCGGGCGTCGTAGTGGATTTCGTTCTTCTTAGACAACTCGGTTGAGAGCGCGATGCACTTATCTCGCCAGTCGTAATCTTTAGGCCCGAACTGTTCGGGCGATACGTAGAAGCCGCCGTCGAGAGAAATTAGCCTGTCTAGGAACGTCTTCATACGAGAAGACATATCAGACTGATTAACGCCAGTGGCGCAAAACATGACATCGCATTTCAAAACTAGTGGATACAAGTCTTGCATCGGATCTAATGGGAAACAGTTGCAAGGAAACCCACAGAGCGCGGATGACGTGGCGTAACAGTTATTACACGGTTCGATGTTATACGAACGGAGAGGAATCTCGGTGATCTCGTACTTCTCGTTCCTAAACTGCTCTAGCGCCCCGCGAAGCAGCAACTGACTATTAGATAACTCTTGAGCACAACTATTGTAATTGCTGCGTCCCGATCCGTAAACCGCCAAGATGTTAATAGGCCGGTCTTGCTTCTTATAGTATTCAATGGCGGCAAGGCACCGCTCCACATTTCGTTTGTGGTACTTCGCGGCCTCTTCAATAGAGACGAGTTCAAACCACTCTTTACTCTTTATTTGGATATATTCAGATGCTTTCATATTAGACCAAGGGATACGAGAGATCGCGGGTATCTATTTTCTTCTCGCCGCCGTTTAGCATCTTAACATACTTCTCTGGCAAAGGAAACATCTCTTGCACGAAATCCACTTTCGTCAAGCCGCTCGTGAGACCGACGAGGACGGGCTCGCCTTCTTTGAAATACTTCTTGCTATAGTCGTATTCTCGAAACGGCTGGATGTCGAAGATCTCCGGGGCTTTCTTATCCGCACCGCTGAGAGCGCTTAACCCGGCATCCGTGAATCCGTAATCAGGCATTCTTATTTGCTCTTTTTAGTCTGGCCCGTGGCCGAGTTCAAGATATCGGCGATCTGTTTAGCTTCGTGCGGTTCTTGGGATTTATTCGGCATCAGCTTTTGTGCCTCTCGCCAAGAGATATTCTTGCCTTCGTGGCCGTCGCAACAATCATCCCAATCAACTTCGCGGCCTTTGTGCTCGCTCATTGCGTCCGACGCTGCATCTTGGTCCTTGGACATGAGCGTACACATGCCGTCGTTTCCTTCCGTTACATCGAAGTGCTTGCAGTCGGCACCTTGATCGAATCCGCCGCAGTTAGTTCCTGTAGGTGATTCGGCCCACTCCAAACCCGTTTGATCCGCCGCTTTTTCGCCCAAGACATTGACGTTGTATATAACCCTGTCGTCGCCTACCGCGAGCGGAGTGCCGCCGCGCTGATAGCAGCAAATAGGAGTATAGATTTTGGCCTTGCCGTCCACCATCTTAGTAACGCGGTCGATGATGATATTCGGCCCGTGTATCTGACAACGTTTCTGGTTGATGTACAAAAACGGGCAGACGAAGCAAGACTTCGGGGCGTTGCCTGTGTCCTTGCCGCCGACGAATGCTAGCGCCCATCGTTGGACACCAGACTCGGGTTCAATTTGTACCAGCTTATCACGCATTATCTTTACGGGCCTTTCGCGCGTGAGCGTAGGAAGGCAGATGCTTGCGCGGAGTAGATGCGAAGTCGTGGAGTTGAGAGTGGCTCATTTCAAGCAAACCGCGATTGTCTTTGTGCAGCTTTTCAGGATGGTGCTCCGCTATCGCCATTGCTATTTGTTGGGCCTTTGATGTGGCGGGCAAATCACTTCTCCGAAGGTGGGTCGGCGTCTTCGAGCGCTACGACGTGGTTTGTTATACGGCCAGAAATAACTTTTAGGTCAGCCTCTACGTGCGACAAGTGGTTAGTCAAAAGAGTATTCATATCCATTTGAAGGGATTTTACTCCAGATTCCATGATGTCCATGTGATCTACTGCGCGTTTGAAAAAATCTACTGCTGGCTGAAACAAGTCGCGAGCTTTCCAGCCCACGACTCCCGTTCCGACAATAAATCCCAAATCTTTAAGCGTCGAGATAACCTGACCTATAGTTACCGTGGTCGAGGGGTCAAACATGTTATCCTTAGAAAATTTGCCAAGGCTATTACGAGGCGTGCTCGGGATTGCGCCGATCTTCTCGGAGGCCGCCGATTAAATAAGGCGTGCCGTCACGAAGAAAGAGAAAAAGTGCTCCGACTATAACGGAGCCTGTTATGAATTTCGCACGGGGTTTATCAGCTTTCGACGGTGAACTCGAATAGAGACGCCTTGTTCGTGGGGTCGGATGTACCGAACTGCACGCCAATAACGAATCCAAGAACCGCGCCTTGCTGAAGGTTGGGGTTTCCGTTCAAGAAATCCAGACCCGTGATGGCAACGTCAGTAGCCACCGAGCCGGAAGTTCCCGACGTGCTGTGAACCGTGGTTCCCAGCATGGCGGTGTAATACCCGCTCAAGATCCCGGAAGTCGCGTCGCCAAACAGCTGAACGTCAAGCATGAAAGGATCAGGTTGGAAGCCGGGCACCAAAGCACTCGTGGATGCAATCGTGGTATAAACCGGGGCCGTCAAACGCCCAGTAACGGCTTGCACAATAACGTTAACGGTTGCGGACGGATCTCCGGAATCGTTCCCGATGTTTCCTACCGCGATGAGGTTAATTAGCTGGCCGTTGTAAGAGTTCGCGGCGGACAAAAACAGTGCGCCCGATGCGTTTGTGGTGGACGGCGTTGCTGGTGAGGTCCCAAACAACGGGGCCGCTACCGAGCTGCCGCTAACGCCGCCAAGACCGGCAGAGCCGATGATGGTGCCGTTGATACCGAGAAGCCGGGGAAAATATTTTATCGCCAACCCGGTCCCGCCCACTCTAGAGGGCTGTTGGCCATTTACTCCGAAATCCAGAACATTCGACATGAGAAAAGCTCCTATGTTACTTCTTTATTTGTACGCCATCCATACGGGTTCGCCGCTGGCAGACGCTTTTTATTAAGCAAGCATAGTTTTAGAACGTGCTAACCATGCCACTCAAAATTGAAATGCTAAACTCTTATACGTAGTTGATGGAACAAATGACCGCGCTCGCTGGCGAAGATGTTCCCGCCGTGCCGCCTGTCGTGACTGCGGCTGCGCTCAGCGCGGTGCCAAACGTCTTACCTGGGTTCGCGCCGGTGAAATAAGTAACAGTGACAACGGCTCCTGCGGGCACAAAGATGACTTCGTCGGGCGAGGAAGTACCCAAATTTACAGAGCCTGCCGCAAGGTTGAATAACTTAACGTACGTCGCCGAGCCACCGTTCGCGCTGTTATCAACGGTGACGGAGTAAACAAGGGTGGAAGAACCTTTCACCGAATCTACTGCGTTGCCCATCGTAGTGTCTGTGAACAGCACTTCGTTCGACGGACTCTGGACTCTAATCTGTGTAATCGCCACTTTAATCTCCTACGTTTGTAAATCAAACTGCATCATCTGGACTTGCGGTAAATCCGGGCCACTACCTTGAAGGTTTACGCCCGCGCTAATTTGTATCTTTGGTTCCGCGATTGGGTTAAAAGTAGACCAACGAACCGCGCCGGATGATTGCGCCCTTAGCTGCCCGTTTCCGTGCCCGTTGCCTGATATCTGACAAATCATCGACCACGCCGTGCTTTCGCCAGCGACTACTGGAACCGATATAACGCTCAACGGGTCGCTTTGAGCCAAGACGCCGTTTTGAAAATAGTTTTGAAACAAAGTTACGACTAGATTCACGCCTGAAGCAGACACGGGGATCGTCGCGATACCACCCATCACGACTTGGCACATTCGGTTTGGTACGCTTCCGTTACCAGGAGCAACCAACAATTGGCCGCCCATCACGCGCTGACCCCCAGATGACCAACCGTCTGCTGTCGCGAACGGTCTACTTAACCCTGAAAAAATTTGCAAACTAGGGGAGAACTTATCTATCTCGGCTGGGTTACTTACACTCAATCCTGATGACGCCGCCAACGTACCGACAACGATTGGCTTAAATACCGCCGGGGTTGGCGGGATCGGAGTAGACGACTTAATCGCCGTCCAAATTACCGACAGCGTTTGCGTAATCGCGTTTACTAAACGGCTAGTTTGACGACCGATTGAACCAACGAAACCTGCGGAAGCCGATACCGCCACCGATGTCATCTTGCTTGCGGATGCCGCGAAACCTAGACTTGCAAAACGATTAGCCTTCATCTGACGTGAAATCACGCCCGTGAATGTTTGCATCGACGCCGCGATTGCAACCACGAATACTAGCGTTTCACTCAACAAGCCGTTGAAAGCAGACGTTGATGCGGCGAGCGTTCGATTCACTTGCTTGCCTACGGAGCCTGCGAATCCGAAAATACTCGATAAAGTTGCGCCCGTTTGTCGCGCCATCGAGGCGGACATTCCAAAGGCTGCCCGTAGACTAGACCCAGTTTGACGAACTACCAACCCCGCGAAACTCGACGTTGCGCTAAAAGCCAGTCCTGTTTGACGCGCCAACGAACCCGAGAAGCTGGAAATTGCTGATAATCCTATACCTGTTTGCTTTCCGGTCGCGCCCAAAAGACCAAATGTTGCCGATAATGCTGATCTTATCTGCCTCACCAAGGAACCAGCAAGACCAAACGCTGCTGATAGATTCGCTCCCGTTTGTCTAACAAGCGAACCAGCAAAACCAAATATGCCGGATATGCCAACCCCAGATTGCTTGCTAGTTGAGCCAAACAGCCCAAACTGAGCAGGGATTACATCTCCTGTCTGCTTAAAAATAGTTGCGGACTCCGTAGTTGTTTGCGCCGCAAGTTGTCCGACTTCATTTATTTGCTTAGACTCAGTCGCAGAAAAAGCCTGTGAGGCCAACAAAGTAGCTGTTTGTTTCCGCGCCCAGCGTTCGCGTTCCTGATTAAGAATTGCCGCTGTGGGCATATAGCCCTCAGATTACGATAACGATATTAGAAAGTTCAAAGTCACAACGTATACGTTATTTTGAGACTGATTAAAAGAGTCTAGCGGCGCAGAAAAACTGACTGTTACTATCCCCTTCTTAAAAGCTACAGATGATACGGAAGTTGGAGTACTAGATGGATAATTTAATGAAACTGTCCCATTTACAAAAGATTCTATTAGTCTGTTCTGTAAACCGTACAGATTTGCATCTATATCCACTGACGTAGAAATTCCGTCTCCACAAAGATTCAACCCTAAAGTAAAATTAGTTGTAATCATTTCAATCCTTTATAGCGGGATTTCTTCCCACATCATACCTGCAACAAAAGTGCTCGTTGTTCCAGTGATACCGTTTGCTATACCAAGAACTCCAGCGGGAGGAACAATAATTGACCCTTCTGTTTGTTCTTCATAAATTGAAAAGCCTGGAGTATCACCAGCCAGTGTACTAATCTGGGCTGCGTTTGGAAGAGTTGCCGCCATAGGACGAAGTACAAGCAAAGAACCCGTTGCACCCGTCAACGCTTGGTTGACCAATCCAACAGCTTGTGACCCCTGTTGTTTAAAAGTAGAGTTACTTACCGGAACTGTACCTGCTTGCGTGATGGAATTTTGACCTGAAGAAACAACCCACATAAAAGCGCCGGTGATTGTAGCAGATGCTGGATACGCGGAAATGCCTACCCAAGCCTTCAATACAGAAAGACGAACAGGACTATTAGACGGGTTATAAACTCCGACTATAGGCTGAAACGTTGCAATAGCTGTGGAAAACAGATTTGCTGCCGCTTGTGCTTGACCTGCGCCACCTGTTGAAATAGAATATACAGCGTTGCGATATGCGGCTTCTTCATAGCGACCGCCAACGTCTTGAGAAACCAAACCGCCCTTGCGACCACCGCGCAGTTCCGGATACGTTCCGTCTTGCGCCGTTACAACGCCGGGTTTTGTGCGAATAATTGCCATTAATTTTCCTCTACACCTTCGGCTACAGAATCTTCCGCGCCTGCTGCTGCTGCTTGCTCTGCGGCTTCGATGGTTTCTGCGGGCTGATCAGCCTCTAACAGAACACGAATCGCTTTCAATTCTTGTAAAACTTGGGCCATTAAATCAACGAGAAGAGTGTCGGGGGTTTGTGCCGAAAAACTCTCAACTGGAACAACAAACTCACGAGTGAGTTGCGCCCCGGTTACTGGATCTGTGCCGACAACTTCCCCATCGAGAACTAAACTCGTTGTTGCAGGGTTCTGATAGCCTACAGCTATACCAAGATTAGGAACTGTCGTATTTTGTGGCACCTATAACCCCTTACGAGCCGCCTTGCAAAGCCGACAAACTATAAGAAAATTGTATCGAATCTCCCGAGACCACGTTGATTGGGGCTGAAACCAGCGCTGCGGTCGCCGTCACTGCGGGCGCACCTGCGGTATTAAACCATCGGCGATCCCAAAGATGTCCGCCTTGGGCGGCTTGATTGAACAAACCCCACTCCGTGATGGCTAGAGACGATGTGTAGTTGATCGTGCCGACGGACTTATAAAGGGCAGGGTTGGCCGGGGTTCCTGCGCCTGAGTTAACCTGCGTACCTGTTGCACGAGTCGTCGGTCCTGCTTGTGCTGCAAGAATAGTATCTTGCGCAGCGTTCACCCGCTGATAAGTCGCAGAAGTAACAGTAGCCGCTCCGCCTGCGGATGAACCAATAAGAGTAAAAGTCGTAGTTGAATTAACTGTAATTTGCCAAGTAGCATTAGCGGAAGTATCGCCGGTAACGCCCGCGATTACGACAATGTCGTTCGTAGTCAAACCGTGCGCCGATGGGGTAGTAACAACTTGCGGAGTCGCGTTAGTAATAGATCCGCCACTTAAAGTATGCGTTGTGTCGTTCGTATTATTGGTCGTTCCTGTGCCGGAGTCGTGGAAATTAAATGCCGTAATAGACACTGCGCCAGCCGCAAGTTCCCCAACCAAATCAGTGACGGCTTGGGACGTAACCAAGTTCATTGGTTTCGAGCTGTCGAGTTTATGCGCATACCACGCCCAAGGGTCTTGGAAAAACTGTTTCAAGGAGAGGTAAAAACTCGGGTTCTTTTTCGCCGCATCTGGTATTCGAGGAGCGCTGACGCGGGTCTCGATGATGCTTCCGCCGCGAATGTGATCGGCTTGAAGGCTACCGAATAGTTCAAAATTTCCTATCATGTTTCCTTAAATTAACCTATCGCCAAGTCCAACCACATCGACAGACCTTGACTTCGCCTGTCTTCTTCTCCAACAAGCACTTACATCGTGCGCATAGTCGTCGCCACGTAAAGTCCTCCGAACTACTAAATCCGTTGCTTTAAAAAGACGTTTACGTCTCTTTATGCGCTTATGATTGCGTCACGAACCGTGTGCCACCCCGTTTTGGTCCCACCAATAGCTCACATTCCCTCCCACATTGATGCATTGTATGATATCTAGACCTTGGGGGTTGGTGAACGCGTCGTGCATAACTTGGGCTAAAGTTGTAACAGGAAGTCCGCTTCCAGCCAAACCGAAACGAGTAAGATATTGACCGATTCTATATCCGTTAGTGGGCAGAACAGCGGGGTAGTGGACAGAACCAGCGAAGTCCACGTTCAAAACAAATCCGCCGCCTTCATCAACAATCTGCACCAAGTCGAGAAACTGCCCTCCAACGCCGGGGCTATTTTGAGGCCACGCGGCGATAATAGACGTGCCTAGATTTTGAGAGATAAGACACTGCATAGAGCCGCCCGCTGAGGTTGGCGAACTGCCGACATTTGAAGTGGCGGCCACAGCCGGAACAGTGATTGCTTCCGCTGTGGAAATAGTTACCGCGCCGCTGGCGTTTCCCAAACCAGCCAAGGCACGACCACTCAGAACTCCGCCGCCCAGCGTGATAGAAACTTTAGCGAGAATTTGGCCAACCATAACTGACGTGCCCGCAAAGATGGACGTGAAGGACGATCCCACAAGCCAAACAACGTTCGCGGCGTTTGCGCCGTTAACCAAGAGGACGGACGCGCCACTTTCCAAAGTAACCGTAGAACCCGCTTTGAAAATGAACACGGCGTTCGGATTTCCTTGCGCATCCAGTGTGATGCTTGTAGGAATATCCATGCTTGTTCCAGCAGAATAGTTGCCGGGGGTGTAGGTAGAAGCTGAAGAGCCATTACCTGAAACGGAGAGATTGACAGAGGACGCGCCTAGAGACGTGAACGCCAGTGCTGCGAAAGCATTAAATGCGGCTAAACCATCAACCCTGGCTTGGGTCGCATCGGCGTTATCAACGACGGCGGGCGGAGAAAGAACACCTGGGGGGAATCCCGTCTCTGTCGTTGTGGGGGCAGACCCGATGTTTCCGCCGGAGATAACGGTTAATCCGCTATTCGTGATACCACTAAAGGCGAGCACCGCATAATTTCCGGCCGTAAGTAACTGCGAAGTAACCGACATGAATGTTGCTCCTAAGACTACGCTACAAAAGTTCCTTTAACATAAGACGCTTTGGTGACCAAAGTTGTGCCCGCTGGGCTCGTGATGGTAGTTGACCCATCAAGCTTCCCAAGCGTCGAGAAGAGCGCTTCAAGTTCTGTCCCAGAACCTGTGAGTGTGATATTCGCTGACACCCGACTATTCTCGATAAGGACAAAAGTGCCGCCAAAACCTGCTGGTGTGTTTCCTGCCTGCGTGGTAAGCGACAAAGCGCCGCTCTCGATAGACGAGGCTTCCAAATACCCGTTCCCGACATTGATGAACGAGACCGTCGAGATCAGCTTACACGTTATGAATCCCGGCGATCCGCAATTCGTAAATACCCCGCTGCCGACTTGGCAAAACAAAAAAGTACAATCGCTAGAGCCGAAATTCGTTCCGTTACTAGCCCCTATCATCGTGAGCGTGCCGATGTTGAGATTCTTGAAACAAAGAAACGATTGCTGATCGTTGTTGGCGATACTTTGAATCGCGTCTACCGCTGCTGAGCAAGATCCCAGACCCGTACCTGGGCCCTCGATAGACACGTTAACGATTGCCGCGTTACCTAAATCCACCGTCTCGTGATATACGCCGGGAGCAAGCACCGTGATACAATACGGAACCGCCGGGGTATTGTCGCCATTCGCGATGACTTGGTTCACCGCAGCCGTAATCGTCTTGAACGGTTTAAGCACGGTCCCGTCTGCGACGTAAGTATCGGATCGAGACCCGTCAACGAACAACGCTTTACTTCGGGCGGCTAGAAACTGGCTCCCATTAGGACCGACGCCCGCTGCTGTTGATTGAACCGTTCCGTCCGCAAAGTTTATGCTTTGGGCGTTTACGTTCGCCGTAATTCCGCCAACGTTAAAATCTGTTGTGGTCGCCATAATCTACCCCGTTGGAAGAATCGCGATGGCTGCCGCGATATCGTAGAAGAATGGGGTTGAGGTAAAAGAGGTTGTAAGGGTCATACTACCCCCGGCTCTTACCAAGAAAACGTAGTTCTCTTGCTGAATACTGTCCACGTCCCCGCTGAGTTGAAGCACAACGGATCTCGGTTCGCCTTGCGTCCAAGACAGCGTGAGATTCAATTTCGACCCAGGAGCACCTGTGCCGGGGGACGACGCGTATAAGGCTAGATTATACAGCGAAGTCGCGACAGCTATGTTTGAAACAGACTGAGGCTGGTTCGTGCTAAGAGCCAATAAAGAATTTTGAACAACAGGCACAACCGTTGGATTCAATAACCCGTCGCGAGTCATGCTAGCGATAACGTTTCCGCCGGGACCCACGACTTGAAATATATCGCAACTTGCGTCTTCGAATCTCCCGATAACCGTATTAGCGGTTGGGGTCCTTACTTGTACTGCCATGTTACAACTACCTTGTTACTTTGACTCTCTAGCGCCTAATCGCTACCCTCGGGCGGGCTCACAGGCCCCGCGTTTCAATGTCACTGTGATATAGTCGATCTTGCGGACTCAACTAAGAAGTACTTCGGCTTTCGCCCCGCTTAACAGCGGTACTACCTAAACTGGTTTCCTCGGTACGACTCGAACGTACATAGCGAGTTCCAAAGACTCGCGGCCTACCGTTGGCCGACAAGGAAACGGAAAATTGGCCCTTGCTCACCGAATCGAACGGCGTCTGCTTGTGCTTCAAACAAGAGTGCGACCTCTACACCAAACAAGGGTGGAGGAGGGCCAGAGAATCTAACTCTGTCAACCCTTTCGAGTTGTCTCGGTTTTCGGGACCGTTGCCGAACATTCAGCGCTGCCCTCCACAAGTTGGAGGAGGGCTCCCGATTTGAACGGGAACAAGATTACTCTTGGCTTGACTTTAGCAAAGTCACACGTTACCAGATTCCGTCAGCCCTCCAGATAGTTGTTATGCGCAACTAGATGAAGAACTAAACGAATTGGTGTTACGTGTGTTCATGGGATTTTCTTTTTATTCCAAGGGGCTTTGCGGCCTTTTAAAGCAGCGCTTATTTTTTGCCTAGTCTCAATAGAAAATAGCCGCCCTTTAAGACTTTCGCTAATTAGCTTCTTTTGCTGTTCGGATATCCTCTTACCTCGGTGGATGTCGCCTATGCGCTTCTTTTCTTCTTCGCTCCACTGAGGCTTGCCCTTTTTAGGGCTTTGCTTACCTTTCTGAGCGGCGCTCATTCTAGCTAACGTCTCTGGAGAAAACACTCTTCCTTTGAGCGCCTTGCTCATTTTCTGTTTAGATTCGTCTGTGTGTTTACGACCGAGCATACCGCCGCCAACGCCGCCAACGGACATATTGTATCCGTAATCAGGATCGTCTGCTCGGAACGCCCAAATCAACAACGTCTCTCTTGAGTTCATACCATCCGAGGACGAGTCATCAGAAAGAACGCGCCACTCAAAAATATCTACACCGTACTTACGTAATGCTCGGTGAAAAGAAAAAGAACAACCGGAGTTGGCTTCGCCTTTATGCTCCCTTTTTCTCCTAGCTAAATCTACTGTTTGCCCAATATAATACTTTTCAGAAATTGGGTTATACGCCATGTAGATCATTAAACACCTAAAAACTTTCTTAGTGTTGTAACTCTGGCCGTTGCTCTTTCTAGATCCCCTGACGCTGCTTTCAAACAGTGGTTATCTTGAAAACCATTAAGCCAACCGCTCATCAATATGCCCCACAAGTGCCCTTCTGCGGCGGCTCGTCCCGAATGCGTGCTAATAGTTTCGTCTTGTTGCCCCCGAAGAACGATGACATTAAACGCTATATCAAAGGCCACCAGGGCTCTGTGCGCCCAGCCTTCTCGTGATGCTGTCGCTTCTTGCTTTACAACATCTATCAAAGGCACAAATACGGGTGCTGGTCCCGAGAGCTTGTGACGAATATAACCCATTAATTTGGACACTGCGATTAGCCCCACAATCGCCAACCCCGATATTTCTGCACCCAATAAAATTTTGTAAAGGATATCCATGCTTCCTCAAAAGATCGGGAACCTACTTTAAAGAAATCTTCCTGGCCTTTAGCAGTCGATAATTCCGAACCACCATCACGGCTTCGCCCGCTGTCACGATTCCCGCGAACAAGTAGGCGGCGTTGAGGTCATAGTTAGAGATCGTGGCGATAGCAAACAACAGCGCAACGGCTTCCGCGAAATACGTCCCTGCTTGCCCGATCTTTTTAAAAAGCCACCGAGATATGGGGTTGCCTTCCGTGAGACCGTGTTGTAAACCGACCATGGTCGTATAGCTGTCGCCTAGAAAGCTCAGCAACGTGCTAGCACTAAGGGCCGCGAGTACCGCGATTTGTGGACCAGAAGCCGCGCCGGAAGAAATCATTTTGCCTCTTTAGAGCCGAAAATTTTTGACTGCGTAGACAATGTGAAACACGGACTGCACGAGCAAGCCCACCGACACCACGTAGCCTGCCGCTATCAGGAAGTAATTAGCGGCAAAGGCCAAGCCAATCTCCGCCGCGATGATCGCTCCGCCTTCTAGGAAAACTCGAACAGAGCTGGGGTTTTTTCCCAACAGAGGATTAGTTTCCACGTCTCCTTTTTTAAGGAAACGTACTGTACTAATGCCGTCAACCAGGCTCGTCGCGCTAACTACTACCGCCGCAATTTGTAGTATCATAAAATTTGTCGTGTGGCTAGCTTTCGTCTACTGTATTTCAAGCAGATCCCACAAAGAACGGGTATAAAGTAGCTAGCGCGGGGGCGGAGGTATTCCTAGTTTCTCGCTAGGTCAACCCGATTCAACGCCGACTGGGTCGCACACGACTGAGAAAATTTGGCTGGTAACCTCCGACTCGAACGGAGACCCTCGATATTAACAGTATCGCGCAATGCCGATTTTGCTAGCTACCAGCAGATTAAAGTGGAGCCGAGTGAGTTAATCGAAAACTCGCCTGCGAGGTACAAGCCCGCCGTTCTACCATTAAACTAACAAGGCACGTGATCCATCACTACTTAAAAACTAATCGGCCCGCTCTCATCCTTGCTTGGGTAGAGAAGTATAATCTGAAGTGAAGCACCACTCTCACGAGCCGAAATCGGATTACTTAGTGCGTGGCGGGTGCCGCCGCTGCCACGGAGGCGGACGCGGGGACTGGGGTTGCAGGCGTAATGGCCGCTACCACGGTCGCGTTCACGGCGTCAACTGCCGCCGCGTCGGAAGCGTCCTTAGCTGCCACGGCTGCCGAGACTGCGGTCGCCACGGCTGTCGGGCCATTCTCTGTGATCAAGGTGTTCACGTCTGCTTGCAACTTTGCGATACTGTCTGCGAATGCCATCAACTGTCTCCTAACTTCGTGAATTAATTCCCTGTCTTTTTTATTCAATACAAATTCTATTAGCATTCAGGCTTCCTCTTTTGGGCTGGCGTCCATGAGGTATTAAAATGGTTGCGGGGCTCAAAATCGAATTGAGGTGCCGAGCCTTATGAGAGCTAGCTGCTTACCAAAGCTCCCCGCAACTGAAAATTGGATGGGCTGGCTTTCGCCACATTGTCCTTCCCTTTCGGGACGCCCCATAGAAATTAACAACTGTCGCCTTAAGGCCCACTATTATAGGCTTTAATATGTGTTTTTATATCTAAAGCCCACAATTATATGCTTTGACATATTGGTGGACCGTCGCGGCTCTGCCCCGCGCACTCCTCGGTGCAAGCGAGGTGTCTTCCTGACTAAACGAACAGCCCACGTCACGAAATCAAAAATTTTTCAATGCTCTCGATCAAGTCTTTCGTGGCTTCACGAACGCCAAAGCCGAGGTTCTCCATCAACGCCTTGTAAGCCTCGTGAGCGGTCATTAACTGCTCGCCGCGCTCGTCTTTGGAGTACCACCAAGTCATTGGACTTCCCCATCGCGGATTACGGGCCGCAACCGACTAAAAATATTAGCAGAGAAATTTCGTTGCGCTCGCCGTATACTGGCGTCGCGTAGCCTCTCTGCTGAGTGGCCGTTTGTACAAAATCATAAGCGCCATTACCGCCACCAGCTTTACCCGGTGGACGCTCTCCTTTACGCTTTTATAAGAGGCCTTCGGCGGTAACGTACAAAATCAAGGTCTTGGTGCGGCTGGCTGGACTCGAACCAGCAAGCTCCGAAGAGCGGACGCTTTTAAGGCGTCCTCGTCTGCCATTCCGTCACAACCGCAAAACTTTTGATGCGTTCACCCACTTCGCAAGCTGGAGCCCGTCGAGAGCGCTAGAATCTTAGTCTTGCGTTCAATCGCGAGTCAGCTGGTGACAATCAGCGCGGTTAGCTAAGACTAACCATGTAGTGCCTTTCGGCACCGCATCAAACTTGGTCCACCACGTATGCCATTCCGCCACACGCGCAAATCATTTTAGTCGGGCGGCTGGTTCACGGTGTCAGGGAGCTACCCTAATTTCCCGATTCGCACATACTTTCCAGCCTGTGCTCTAAACTTGGTCGGCCACGAAGGATTTGCACCTTCACGTCACTAGGACGCTCGCTCTTGAGGCGAGTGCGTCTGCTGTTCCGCCAGAGGCCGATTAGAATTGGAAGACTGTGCCGGAATTGAACCCGCCTCTCTCCGGTAGAAACGGAGCGCATTGTCCGATATACGAACAGCCCACAAATTAATTGAACGTATTCTCAGTCGTAACACAGAGACACAGGCACGAAGGTTACGATGTTCGTGTCGCCTTACGTTCAAACTTGGTACCCCGTCAGAGATTTGCACTCCGATGGCTGTTAACCGTCGCGTTCTAAGCGCGATGTGTCTGCTGTTCCACCAACAGGGCACAGAAATCCGGGCTCCTATATTTATTGACCGGGAGCCTCGGTCGTGCGAGTTGTCGGGACTGAGGGACCGCGCCCGAACCATTTATGGTCAGCTACTCGCTTCATGACCGCCAGTGGTTTTACCAGCGCGCAACCGTTCCCCATGGAGGAACCTGTCGGCGGTCAAACTTTGCAATCCGTCGTGTGATTGCCCACAGCGGTTTAGGTTCGCTAGCCAGCAAATTTTAAGCCGTTGCTTAGGCTGCAATCGACACCTGACTCAGAGTGCGCCTTTGGCGATGTGGCCAGTGTGCTTGCTCAGCGAGCCGATTGTTGCCGCGTTCTTTTAGAATACGGCGAAGATGGTCGAAAGCCTCAGACTCGAACTGAGAATATCCTGCTCCCGAAGCAGGCGGGATAGCCATTACCCTAGCTCTCGAAAAATAGTATACATCAATCGAACATTCTAGAAATGAACGCCCTTCGATTGAGCCTTTCGGATAATCTAATAACAGCGAACTTAGGGTGGCCACCCACCGAGCGTCTTGTTCGCTGCTCTTAGGACTACGTCTCTAGGCTGAGGTGCAAAGCATCTCTAACCTTGAGTCCGCAATCAGTTATCTGACTTTCAAAGTCTACCAAACTTCTCGAATCTTGTCAAGACTTATTTTAAAGTTTCTTCTCAACTGCTTTCACGTGGGCTTCTGCCTTGGCGGCGAAGCCCAACGCTTTCTTGACGCCCGCCACGACGTATTCGTACAAATTATAAGCGAAGCGGTGCTCGGCGTAGCTAGTCGCGAGGCCGCCTACGGCCAATAAACCTGCTATGAGAAAAATGCTCATATTGTCTCCTTATGTCTTTTGAACTTGTTCCTGACCACCGAGGCTAGGGTTCTTTTGCATCATTTGCTCGGGCGTGTAGACGTTCTTATCGATCCGCTGTATATCCGATTTCAGGATCTTGGCGGGATCTGTGCCCGTGTACTTCTTGGGATCTTTTCTAGCCTGCCGGGCTAGTTCGTAATCGTTGGGCATCGTGACTACCGTTTGACCGTTTCCCTAATTCCCGTTAACCCGGTTTGGCCGATCTCTACTGGGTGTTGGCCATTTACATAGATGAATTCGTCGCCGTTTTCATCCTTCCAAATGGGGAAGTGCGAGCGATGGCCTGAGTCAGGGGTGCTGCCTCCGCCGTTGTTCACGACCAGGTCTCTGTCCGTTACTTGGAGCATTTGGCCCCCTTAGTTGCCGCTGCCGGTCGTCGAAGGACGCTTAGAACTGTTGGGTGGCTGATTAAGGACGCGGACACCGTTTGACATCGGCGATTCGTTTTGATGCTGAGCCGCTCGGGGTGCTGCACCGGCGTTTTTATCCCGATCAACGGTCGTGACCGCCGATGCGGCAGGAAGACTTCCCTTCCTCAACGTGGCTTCACAATCGTTTGACTTCGTGCCGTGGACGCCTTCGGCCACCAAGGGCTCGCCTTGCTCGGCTTGATTCAAGTTACCGTTCTTGGTCTCGCTCGTTTGAGGGACCTTTGGTTGCATCGCCATCAGGGGCTCCGTGCTCTCAAATCTTGTTAAGGCTATGCTCCAACCGAATAGGCGGAACAATCTGTGAATCGTTAATCTCAACGGCTGCTCGCGGAACTTGAATGTTAGCGAGTATTTTCTGTGGGCCATGCGGCCTCACTTAGTACGGGGGTTTTCGTTTCTCGATTAAATCAACCAGCATCCTGAATTGGGGCGCGTACGCCTTCGCGATCCGCTTTTGTTTTCGGGTGCCTGCATTCAAGCGGTCCAGCTTGGCGTGGAGGATCTCGCCTGCCTTAACCAAGGTGTCGTAATCGACTGCGGTGGTCTTAAACATGGGCGACATCGTAGCAAATCGGACGCTGCCTGTCAACTGGGCGTTATGGGATTCTGCGGTCTTCATTTCTTTTTCTTGTCTTCTAGAAGCTTGCCGCTGAGTTGTCCGGGATCGCTGCCGCGTAGATAGGCGCGAGCACTGCTGTTGGCGTATTCGTAGGTTCTGTCCCCGGCGTCCGTTTTAAAGGTGACTCGGACTTTGTTGGGGCCTAGCTTCTCGACGTTGGTGATATTCTTTTTGCTCATGCTAACTCAACCTGCCCATCTCTTACGTACTCTTGATGAGTAACGATGACACCGTCTATGGTCTCGGTGTACGGCAATTCCTTCTTTAGCCTCGATATCGGCGGAGGGGGAGGCAACATGGTATATGTAAATTTATACGAAACCCATTGCCCAATCAGGTTATCTCGCGCCATCTCTTCTGACGGCATGTCGATAAAAGACTCGTGGAAGTGGTTATCGTATGCGCCCAACGTCGCGATACCTGGCTCGGTTAATTTTAGAAGCGGCGCTGCCTTTGCTACAACAGGAGCCAACCCGAGCATTGTCAAGAAGCGGCGGCGATTCATCTCGATTTCCTTTCACTCATCAGGAACCTGAGTTCTCGGGGAAGACCCTTTGCGGGTTGCTGAGGGTTCCGGCCTTTTCTGATTTTATTCCAGACTGAAGGGGACTTTCGAATCGTTTGAGCTTAAACACGTCGCCGATCTTTGCGCTTCCAAACTCTGGGGTAAAAGGCACAACTGCGTGAACCGTGTACTTCGGTCCTCCAGTGGACATCGGTGCTCTACCTTCTAATCGCAAACTAAGACTGTGCGGACACACGGTGTATCCATCCTCGTCTAGTCCCAAGCCTTTAATCTCAACTATCCTGAATTCCATACTGCCTCCTCGATGCGCCCGGCATTCGTGACTCCGGGGGAACTCTTTTAGTTATGCGTTTCTTGATTCTGCGTCTTTACCGAGAGCGATCAGCTCTTCGTCTGTGGCGTTGAACTTCAATCGGTTAGCCCGATCAGAGATTATCCGAACGTTTCCTTTAACGTACCCGAGTCGATTATCCGTTCTATCCAAAGAAGGGGACCCAGGGTTATGACCTTTTCCGACTTGATACAGCAACTTAATCCACGGGAACACTGGGCAAAACTTTGGGATGGCGGGGATATCCGCTGCGGTAAGATTGAAATCTATCCCGCGAACCTTGGCGTTGCCTCTGGCTCGATTAACAATGGCCGATGTGGGATTAAGAACTCGGAATCTCCTGCCTCGTGCTGCCGCGCAAGAACGACACGCTCCTCGGCTTCTTTTGATAACTGATGGAGACGTATTTTCTTGCGTTAAGTCAACACCGCACTCAAGACACTTCATACCTTCCTCCAAGAAGGGGCCAGCGGGATGTTGGAGCACCCCGCTGACATACGAGACGGTAATGAGCCGACTCGTTCCTAGACTTCAAAAATATATCACCACTGCGCCCACCGCGTCAAGCAGAAAGAGGGTGGCCTGGGTGGGTGCGGCGGGGCTACTACGCCCCGCCTCTGATTTACGATGTCACGTCACGTACTCGATATATCGACACGTTCGACACGTAACTCGTTGACGGGTAAGGACTTAGCCTGGGGGCGGGTACGACATACGGCCTACCGGCACCCTAACTTTTGGCAACGAACGTGCTAGGTGAGCAATTTTAATTCCAGCATGTCACACCGTTGATTATAAAGAGGTTAGCTTTTACGGCCTGACTTACCGCGTTGCTTTGCTCGACCTAAATTCTTGTCGTTGCGGATCGTTGCCTGATTGCTTGCTGAAACGTATCCATCGTATTATCAGCATCTTACAGACTTCCGTAGAAAAGACTGTATTCTCTGGCGCTATCGATCCAAGACTTTTGTCTCATTTTGAGAATTTTTCCGTCTCATTTTGAGAAAGGTGCTCTCAAATAATGCGCCTGAATCACGGTCTGACTGTTCGCCTTAATAGGTTGGGTTCGCAAGTCTGGCGTTTTGATTACGTTACGAGGCGCTTTCTTATGTGCCCATATTTGGGCACGTCGTTTAGACAGGTCACTAGCGGTCAATCGTCAAGGGGGCGCGTGAATTAGTCTCCCCTAAGGTGTTTCTTTATACCCTCTTTTTGTTGATCTCTAGACGCGAGTCTTGCCTTAGAATAGAGGGCACGCCTGAACATCTTTGGGAAAGGTGTTATCTGTGTGCAGTCGCAAAGTGTCTCCCAACGTAAGTTTCCCGTCATCAGTGCCGAGGAGAGCCAAGAGACGACAAATTAATTAAAGGGATCTTTTGAGCATTAAAAGTCAAAAAACCCCATTTTGTAACTTATTGATTCTATTACCTATTATAATACTTACGTAAGTTAACACAAAGAGAATTAGATGATATTAGTAATTTAGCATTTATTTTCCCATTAATAAAGCTTCCCCGTGTCTGAGGACAGCTAACTTACGTTGGGTTACACCTTACGTCTGCACACAGATAACACAAACGGCATCTAAAAGGAGAAACAATGCGATTAAACAAAGAAGGGCGGAAGTTAAGACAGGCGCAAGAGCTATTATGGTATCACGCGGGACGCAAGGCGTTCAACGACGGTGTGCCTCGCGACGGCTGGCCGAAAATAGGCGAGCTAAAAGAGTCTAGCGTCGCCAAAACGCCTAAAGGAAACCCTAGGATCATCTATCCTCGCGTCCGCTATGCGGCTAAAAACACGTGGCAGTATGGATGGGACAACGCCTACCATGCTCTCGACAACGATTTGAATGGGCAAGCGCTGCCAACGCCGGGAGATATAATCAAGCTCGCCACCGACTCCCTGTTGACGGTGGCGCAACGCCTGGAGAAGATCATAGACTCTCACGCGCCTATTCGCTTGCGGTCTCTGCCCGGCCATTTCGGCCAAAGAGACAGGCGCGAGGTTATCCAATTAATTAAGGAATGGGCAAAAAACGGGGTAGTTGAGTTAACGGGAAGAGGCAGGCGAGGTAGACCGTTTATGGTGTCCAAACCCCAATCGTCTCATCTTGAGACAACGCCAAGCGAATCCGTCTCATCTTGAGACACCCATACCCGAGCACGTTCGATGCCAAAGAAAAGTACGGAAGTACTATTGCGCCCTATCCACTATCTGTTATAGTGGCAAGCGTAGGGAGGAAACATGCGACACACGTTCAAGTGCGGCCACGAATCGGAAGAGCCCAGACACGCGGGACGCGGGCAAGCTCGTGTCAAAAGACTGGCAATCTACTTCGACCGTCCATGCCTCTCTTGTGCGCTCGCATTCTCAGAGAAGCATATTCGCGTCTTGACTGATATGCAAGGTCAACCTCATACGGAATATTATTACACCGTCAAGGTCCGCGAACGTGCGGAAACTATTCGGAGGACCTACTAATATGGGGTGTACTAACCCAAACCGATTCTATGAAGCTTGCCTGCTAACAGACGTCAAGCGTACCGCACGCAAAGAACACACTCTGTTTGTGGAAGAGACTACGCCAGAAGGATTCTATCAGACGGTATGGGTTGGCGAAGAATTTCAAGCGGGACTAGACTTCCTCGCCAAGCATGAGACTATGAATCGCCTTGAATTGTGGAGTAATGCGTTAGCCGCTAGTCCCAAGGGTTTCGTCCCGTTCGCGTTTCGTCCAAAAGATTCCAAACACGTACTAGTGAGCAACACGTTAAAAATGCTCATGAGAAGAGAGACCGGAGACACGCTATGACCTCCGTCTGCGCTATTCTCTTCGGGCTGGCCGCTATCTTGATTCTCCCGTTTGGCGAACGGAAAAATCGTAGTTAGTTCACATAGTGAACGGAAAGGGAGTAAATATGTTGATTCGAGTCACACAAGCAGACATAGACGCGGGCAGTAAATCTGACTCCCGTCTCTGCCCGATTGCATGCGCTATCAATCGTGCGCTAGGCTCTAAGGGTTTGGACGGCGCAATAGTGTATCGTTCGCAGATAACACCTAAAATTTACCACACTAAGGTGCAACCCACTTCTTGTGCGGTCGAACGGTTTATTGTCCGTTTCGATCATGGTCTGCCCGTTGAACCATTCAACTTTCGCGTGCGCGTAGAAAGCAGGTTTTAATGAACACCTTAGAACTATCTCAAGCAATCGGCAAGACTGGATTGCTTTCCGCGTCTGTTCTCAGTGTGCGCGTCACGATTACGGATGCTAAGATAGCCTACGGCAACGTCCGATACTTAGTAACGCCGGTATCGGGAACGGGCTCTGTTTGGGTCGATTCCAGCCGGGTTTCGTTTGAAAATTCAAAAGAGGAGAAAGAAAATGCAATTCGAGATAAAAAATAAATGGGACGGCACCGTGATTTATAAAGATGAGGCGGATTCTTTTGCGGCGCTGGTAATGGCGGCAATAGATAATGACGCGAACCTCCGAGGCGCGGACCTCCGAAACGCGAACCTCCGAAACGCGAACCTCCGAGGCGCGAACCTCCGAGGCGCGAACCTCCGAGGCGCGAACCTTGAAGGCGCGAACCTCCTAGACGCGAACCTTGAAGGCGCGAACCTCCTAGGCGCGAACCTCCTAGGCGCGAACCTTGAAGGCGCGGACCTCCGAAACGCGAACCTCCTAGACGCGAACCTTGAAGGCGCGAACCTCCGAGACGCGAACCTTGAAGGCGCGAACCTTGAAGGCGCGAACCTTGAAGGCGCGAACCTCCTAGGCGCGAACCTCCTAGGCGCGAACCTCCTAGACGCG